TAAATCGTTGGACAATGAAACAAGAAACATTAAATTTAGCTAATGGTGTAGATGTATATCCTTTAGGGACATTAACAATTAGTGTTGCAAACTCTGCAAACTTTTCTGTTGCTGAAACGATTACTGGTGGAACAAGTACTGCTACGGCTAGTATTACGAGTAAACCGAGTGCAACTTCTTTAGCAATTACCGTTCCAGTAGGAACGTTTTCCGTTGCTGAAACGATTACTGGTGGGACAAGTGGAGCAACTACAACTGTATCTAGTGTAGTTAGTTTTGAAGATGTACAAGCTAGTATAGATGTTTTATCTGCTGTAATTAGACAAAATGCAGGAACTTCAACACAATCAGATATAAGTATTTCTAGAATCAGTAGAGATTCTTATTTATCTTTAAATAGCAAACGAAATTCTGCTAGACCAACTCAATATTATGTAGACAGACAAATTACACCAGTAATAAAATTGTGGTCAGTTCCTGATTCAAGCACAGCTTATCAGTTAGTTTATGATAGAATGGTAAGAATAGATGATGCAGATGGTTATGCTAATACTGCTGAAGTGCCTTTTCGTTTTTATCCATGTTTGTCTGCAGGACTTGCTTATTATTTAGCAATTAAAAAAGCACCTGATAGAGTTCAACTATTAAAAGCAATTTATGAAGAGGAGTTTGAGAGAGCCGCGAGTGAAGATAGAGATAGGTCAACTTTATCCTTAACCCCAAGTTCTACTTATTATAATTTAATATGAAATTTTCTTCTGGAAGACGTTCAAAATTTATATCTGATAGAAGTGGTATGCAGTTTCCTTACAGAGAACGCATTACGGAATGGAATGGATCAGTAGTACACATTTCGGAGTATGAATCAAAACAACCTCAACTACAACCAGAAAAACCTCCCTTTGAACCTCAGTCACTTTACCAACCTAGAGTAGATAGAACAGAACCACAAGTAGCTCGTCTTTTACCTTTTGATGCTTTTAAAACTGGTGCAGGAGGACAAGCAACAACTGTCATTACTGTTAATGAAATAGGTCATGGTCGTACAGCAGGAAGTAAAGTTAGGTTTAGAAATGTATTTCCTTTTGACGGAATATCGGCTACAGTAATGCAAAGTGCTACTGGATATGATGTATCATTAATAACACTAAGTGATGGTACAACTGATTCAGACAATTATAGGGTTACTGTTTCAGCTACAGCAACTAACGGCTCTACTAAAGGTGGTGGACCAGGAGCTACAGCAGGACCAGTGACTTTGGAGAAATAAATGAGTTACACTTTAACAACACTAAGATCAGCCATACAAAACTATACAGAAAATAGTGAAACTACATTTAATGATAATTTAAGAAATTTTATAAGATCAGCAGAAAACAGAATATTTAAGTTGGTTGATTTTGAAAATTTTAGAAAAAATGCTACAAGTGCCTTAACTCAAAACGACGAATATGTTTCAACACCCAGTGATTTTTTAGCACCTTTTAGTATGTCTTTGACTAACAATAATGTAAAAACATTTTTATTAGAAAAAGATGTAAACTTTTTACAAGAATATGGACCAAACGCAGGAACAACTGGCACACCTAAATATTATGGTCGTTTTGATACAGATAACTTTATAGTCGCCCCAACACCCGATTCTAATTATGCAATAGAGTTACATTACTATTATAGACCAACAAGTTTAGCAGATAGCACTATTCTTTTTACAGTTCCTGCTAGTGCAAGTTTTCAATTAGATGAAACAATTACTGGGTCAACAAGTGGTTCTACCACAGTTATTTTTTCAAAAGATAATAACACTTCAATGAATGTAATAGCTCCATTAAATGCTTTTACAACTGGTGAAACTATTACTGGAGCTAGAAGTGGAGCAACTACAACTATATCTTCACAAAATTTAGATTCAACTACTACATGGTTAAGTACAAATGCGATGAATGCAATGCTTTACGGATCATTAATAGAAGCGTATACATATATGAAAGGTGAAGCCGATTTAATGACTGCTTATGAAAAAAGATTTTCAGAAGAGATAATGAGGTTAAAAGATTTAGGCGAAGCTAGAGAAAATAGTGACGCTTATAGAGAAGGTCTTGTAAAGAGACCTAGAACTTAGGAGGGTAAAAGATGGCAACATCAAATGCAGCGACGACTTATCTAGAGCATGCGATACTTGATTTTTTGTTTAAAAACAATAGTGAGTCGTTTCAAACAATGGGTAATAATATCTATATAGGATTAGCCACAGCAGTTTCTAGTATAGAAGCAGGAACTGTTACAGAAGCTAACTTTGGAAATTATTCTAGAGTACAAGTAGCTCATGCAAACTGGACGCTTCCTGCAGTAGGCACAGATGCACAAATTGTTTCTAATTCAGGTAATATTGAATGGGGTGCTTCTTCAAGTGGATCTAATACAATTACTCATGTTTTTATAATTAATGGAACTGGAACTATTGCTACAAGTGGTGCTTCTAATAGAATATTTTTTGTAGGACAATTAGATTCACCTAGAACAATAGCCAGTGGTGATATATTTAGAATTAACACAGGAAATATAACAATACAGTTGAACTAAAATGGCTCTTGTATTATCAGATAGAATAAAAGAAACAACCACTACAACGGGAACTGGAACATTTAGTTTAGCAGGAGCGTTAACTGGTTTTGAAGCTTTTTCAGTAGTTGGTGATGGTAATACAACTTTTTATTCATGCACAGATGGTACAGATTTTGAAGTAGGAGTAGGGACATATACTGCTTCTGGTACTTTATTAGCTAGAACAACCGTTTTAAATTCAAGCAACAGTGATAATCTTGTTGATTGGGGGGCAGGAACTAAAACTGTATTTTGTACTCTTCCTGCTAGCAAAATAATTCATACAGATAATTTAGCCACAGTAGGAGCAACCCATTTTGATCCTGCAGGAACTGGTGTAGCAATGGCAATAGCGTTAGGATAACATAATGGCAAATACATTTAAAAAAGCTATAAAATCAAACGTAACAAACAATGCAATTACTCACGCAGATGCAGTTGTTCATACTGGATCTAATGACACAGTAATAATCGGTTTAACTGTTTCTAATAAAATATCAAGTGGTGTAACAATTGATGTTGCGTATGAAGACGTAAGTGCAAGTAACTTAGTTGTATATATTTTAAAAGATGCTCCCGTTCCAGTAGGTGGTGGTCAAGTTCCAGTTGGTGGTGACCAAAAGGTTGTGTTAGAAACGGGAGATAAATTAAGAGTACGAGCAAGTCAAGCAAGTGCTTGTGATGCTATAGTTAGTTATTTGGAGATTAGTTAATGTCTATTATTGGAGCTCCTGCAGTTGGTTCGTTTTCAGCCCCTACTTCACAAGTTGCGAATGGTGGGTCGGCTACCTACACATTAAACACTAGAGTTAATAGTGCAGAAGAACTTGAGGTATTTGTAAACAATGTCCAACAAGAGCCTACCGTAGCCTATAGTGTTGCTTCTGATGGAGTAAGTTTAACTTTTACTGAAACCACTCCTTCAGGTACTGGAACAGTTTATTTTGTATTTAGAGGATTAGCCCAACAACACGGAACAGATACTTCTGCTTCTAAATTAGATGGAAATAATACTATGTTGGGTGTTCAAACTTATAATGGTACTGTCCCTATATTAGTGCATACCAATAATTTATCTGCAGACTATACTCTAGCTAGCAATTTTAATGCAATGGTTCCAGGACCATTTACAATAGAAAATGGTGTAACTTTAACTATCAGTTCTAACGCTGAGTTTACGGTGGTGTAATGAGCACAATAGCAACTAACAACATTACATCTACATCTGGAACAACTATTACAGTACCTACTGGTAAAAAAATTGCAGGGACAGATACAGGCTCTATATATGCTCCTGGAATGGTGATACAAACAGCATATAATAATCAATGTAATGCTCAAACAACAAGCTCTACAAGTTTAGTTGATACAGGATTAACTGTAAATATAACTCCTAAATTTCAAAATTCAGTATTTATAGTACATTCTTCACAAAACTTTTATGTAACAGAAGAACCAGGAACTGATGCTCAAGCTCAATTTGTAATACAAAGAGTTGTAAGTGGAGGATCTACTACTCAAATAAAAGAAGTTGTTGTAGGAGATCATAATGGTAGTGGTAATAGATCTACAACATGGGGTGAAAATAATTTTACAGTATATGATTTACCTAATACAACTTCACAATTAACTTATAAAACTCAATATAAAGTTTATAATAGTGGTTGGACGGCAGGTGTTCAAACATCTTCTCAATGTTCACATATTATAGTTCATGAGGTGAAACAATGAGTAGCACCTTAAAAGTTGACAACATAAAAAATACTAGTGATGTAACTGCTATGAGTATAGATAGTAGTGGTAGAGTAATAATAAATAATGCTACAAGACCTAGATTTGAAGCAGGATTTAGTAATGATGATGTAGTTAACGTTGGTACTACAAATGGTAGCGATTACAGAATAACTTTTACTCAAGAAATTGTAGACATTGGTGGTTGTTGGGATGGAGCTCATACCTTTACTGCACCTGTAACAGGTCTGTATATGTTCTATGGTAATCTATATACAACATGGACAAGTAACAACTCCAGAACAGGGACTGCTTTATATGTAGATGGTTCTCTTAAATATAAAAATTGGAGTGCAAACTGGGAAACAGAAACAACTGCAAGTATTTCAATGCCTA